ATCGACACCAAGGTCGCTGGCCTTGAACTGCCTGACGACCTCCGTCTTCTGACTGGTGTCATCGGTAACGAGGTATGGCCTTACGCCATCGACGACGTTGAGTTCGTAGTTGCCGGCGAGGTAGAGCCTATCACCGAGCAGGCCATCAACTTCGCTAAGTTGAACGCCAGCCCCGAGCGTGTTGCAGCCTCTATCGCCGTATCTAACCGCGCTATCGACAATAGCGCATTCGACCTGCTGGGCTTCGTGACCTACAAGTTCCAGAAGGGCATGGCCAAGTTCGCAGCCATCCACGTTTACTCACACTGCGACTTCGGAAACGCACTGCGCTCACCGTTCGCAGACGTGGTGGTGAAGGAAATCGCCCTCGACGAGAACATCGGTAAGAACATCGCCAAGGAGATCGCCGGCATGTGGGACCTCGGCTTCGAGGGAGAGCCCGAACTGGTCATGGACAAGGAAACCGAGACTGAGCTCCTGTTCACACGCCGCATCCCTGGACAGGTCGGCGACCGCACCGTAATCGAGGGTGGCCGTTGCGTAGGCTACCGCTATAAGGTAAGCCCATACATCAACTATGCCATCGATGCAGAGACCGGCAAGCCCAAGGCCGACGGCAACCACTACATCGGCATCGGTCACTGGGGTTACCTCGCATACGAGCAGCATGGTGAGGTTCGCTTTACGGTCGATGCTCAAAGTGCGGAAGTCGCTAAGCGTAATTCAACTGTGCTCGTGCTCAATACAGAGTACAGTCTGACTGAGCTCTCCAGCAAGGTCAATGGCAACACCAGTGGCAAGCCTCAGGCCTTTAAGCTGCTGAAGGTCGTAACACCTGCTTCCTCTAACGAGATTGGCGGCTAAACTCTCTCTCTCGCCCATTCTGGGATAGTTCCTCCGACAGGTGGCTCCGATGCCATAGCAACAGGTTGTCCGCCTGTCGGCCTTCCCAGGAAGGTATATGATAACAGAAACGTATAACAAGTCACAACGATACAATGAGCCTGCAAACGGATATCATTTTTGTAAAAGCAATCCGCGCTGATGAGGAACTGATGGCAAAGTTGGCCGCTGGTGATGTGTACAACACCACCATCGCCCTGCCGGATGAAGACCTCGACAACGCGCCGCTGCCTTATGTCATCGTCAGTTTCGACGGTCTCACGAACGACGTGGAAACGAAGGATGATCCCTACGAGGGTGATTCCGACAACGTGACCATCTCTATTGAGATTGCGGCTACGACACGCCCCGAACTTGGCGAACTCGCTGAGGAGGTGCGCAGGCAGATACATCAGTATTTCACTGATGCCGACCCAGACGATGAGGATGCAGATTTGATTCCCGATGATTATCAGTTCTCAGCTTCAAGAGTCAACTACGACTCCATGAAGCCCTGCTACTGGCAGACGATCACGTATCAGTGTGACACAAAATCGGATATACAATGAAAGGTCAGAATCTTAGAATCATGATTGGCTCGCCTGCCAAGTGCGTGGCCTTCTCGACTGGATGTACCTACCATTTGTCAAACACCCTGGAGGACTCTTCAACCAAGGATGACGTTGGCGGGTTCCAGAAGCAGGAAGTGACAGGTATGGCTGGCGATATCAGCTGTGACGCACTCTATGCCGTCGGAAACGACAATACAGCCGTGAACGGCGAGGCTGCTCTGGATTTGGTGCTGGCAGGTCAGGAGGTGGATGTGGAGTTCTCACCAACTGAGGGCGACAAGAACCGCACGGCCACCGGCACGAAGTACGTCTGCAAGGCCATTGTGAATGATATTTCAATTAATGCGCCTAACCGTCAGAACGTCACCTACACCATCCAGATGCAAATGAACTCGAAGCCTGTGAAAACAGTCGCTGAATAACTCTCTCAGATACTTTTCAATGCCATTGCAATAATATTAAGTTGAACAATCCGCCCAGCCATGCCTCCACAGGCTGACTGGGCATTAAAATTTCAAGGAACTATGAACCCAGAAAGAACTATCACAATCACGCACAAGAATGCCGAGGGCAAGCTGGAGCAGACAGAAGTTAGGATGCTCTACTGTGCAGCCTCGGAGACAGGATTCCAGTCGCTGTCGGGTGAGGTTATCGACGTTTTCAATCCAGAAGTCGGCAAAGACGAAAAGGGCGATGTCGTCATCAAGTCCGCACCAAAGGCCACCGACATGCACTATATACAGCTGGCTATCGCCTGTATAGTAGCGGCCTACGAGAGCGACGGAAAGGAACCACCGATCACATCTGAGGACATCATGTACCATGCCACCCGTGAGGAGGTGGTAAAGCTGGTGCAGGCGGTGGTGGAGATGCGCACGGAATGGCTGTTCGTGCCTTCAACAATCCCCAATGAGATGAAGCCTTCGGAGGATGGAGGAAAGCGAAAAAACGTCAAAACGCCTACGAAACATTCAAAACGGTCGTAGGCGAGATCGGCACCCCGCGCCATGAGTATCTGTATGAGATGCGGTGGTGGGAAATCCTGCTCACCATCCAGGGCTACAGAAGGCGCAATGTCTTGCAATACCAGCTTCAGCGCATCACAGCCTGGGCGAGTGCCTTCTGCATGGGCAATAAGAACAACGTGCAGCCGCAGGATTTCCTTCATCTGTATATCGATGACTATGTATCAGACAGCGAGGATGACGAGATCAGCGACGATGAGATTGAGGAAATCCGCAAGCAGATAGAGGCTGAGAACGAAGCCCGAGCCAAGAAACAGAAATAGGGGAGCCCGCCGGCTCCCCGTCTTTGTCTAACTCTATGAACGGGCGCAGTCTCACGACTCACCATGTATGGATTTTCTTTTAACTTGATTTCCCATTTCTTCCGCGATGCGCTCGAAATCGTCGTGGATGTCAGCAGCCACGATCTTCGCGTATCGTTGCGTCTGGATGATGTTGGTATGTCCGAGCATTTTTGAGACGTGCTCGATGGGAACGCCATGCCGGAGCATCCAGGTGGCGAAGGTGTGGCGGGCCATGTGCGAGTGGATGGGGCGATCAATGCCACAGGCCATCGCCAAGGCCTTCAGGCATCGATTGTAGTCTGCATTATCCAGGCGCGGCACCTGCCAGTTGTACCGCTCCAGAATAGCCACCACGGGCGGCAACAGCTGTGAGGTATATGCCACGCCTGTCTTGATCCTCTCGCCTGTATTCTTCCAAACCCCGTCGATGAGCTTGTAGTCCCCGATATCGAAGTTCTGAGTGTCCGAGTAAGCAAGACCTGTATAAAGTTGGAACACGAACAAATCACGAGCCATCGCCATCTTTGAGCCAGCAACAGGGTGCAAGCTCTCAAAGGCTTTCATTTCTTCATCAGTTAAAAAATCAATCTTTTCGCGGTCGCCTCTCTTGAATTTCCCTTTGAGTCTGTCGTATGGGTTCTGCTGAAGGCGGTCAAAGAGCACGGCCCGGTTGAGTAGAGCCTTCAGGCACTTGTGGTAATTATAAATGGAAGCCTCGCTGATGTTTGCAATTTGTTTCCCCATCTTCGCGTCCGCGTCCGACTGCGGCTTGGTGAGCTTGTGCAGGTAGGCATCCCACTTGTAGATGTTTTCGACCGTCAAGTCCTGCCAGCGTCGGATAATATCAAAGTCCTGAAGTCGTGAGAGCATCGTCTGGTAATGTTTCAGCGTTCCCTCTGAATGCGTCAACTGCTCCAGTTGGTCGCGGCACCACTCCAGGAAGCTGGTGCTTGACTCATCGGCTACAAGCATCCAGGCGCGACGCTTGATGTCCGCCACGTCGATAGTTCTCCCATCCTCTATGGCCGCATTAATCTCAGCTTCTATCTTATGATATAAAATGTTCAGGCGCGTGCGTAGGGAATCCGCGTCAGGACGGTTCACGATGGTGTCAGCCTTCCACTCCGTCTTTCGCACCTTAATACCTGTATTTATGTAGTACGGCTTGCGATCCACAGTCACGCGAACCTCCAGCGGGCCTTCCGAGCCTGCCTTGGTACGTTTCCGATGATCCCAAACTATTGAAGTTGTTATCATATTCTTGTTTATTTGTTGGCTACGTTTCCCCGCCACATTTCCACTATGGGAAACACTTGGCAAAGATTTCAGCCGAAATATACCGATTTTTACTTATTTTGCATTTTCCTTTATTTCGATTCAAGGGTCGCAATCCCTTTTATTTAGGCGGTGGCCGCGTTTTTAGGCAGCAACCCCACCTCTCCATCCGTGATCCGTTTGGGATTGCTGAGTTAATAATGGGGTCATTGTATATATAGTAGGTCAACATGCGTTCCCATGATATTAGATGGGGAAACGGATGGATAACTACGGATATACTTACCGCCAATATTATATAGAAAAACACCATCATACTTTTGGTTGAATTTGTTCATTATCAGCCACCCCCATAGGGAAGGGATGGTGACTGAGGATTTCATCTGTCTGATACTTGCTCAGCTGTTGACGGAGCGATTCATTCTCACGTTTTAGGTATTCGATGGTATCACGCTGAATGGAGATTGTCTGCTTTTGCTCTTCGATGCGATCTTTTAATTCTTCGATATGCCGACCTGCAATACCATCGTACACCTTTTGAAATTGTTTCTCAAGCAGGAAGCTGTCATCCATTGCAGAGTGCTGGCGAGGCTCATGGGGAGGGTTGGCATCAAGGAGCCGACGCGATTCAGCGAGTAGCTTGTCAGCAGACTGCTGGCGAGAGATACAGTCGCTCTTGCCACGAAGATAGTCGATATTCAATTCCCTGAACCTGTCACACAATGCACGGATGGCATCGTCGCTGACTGATTTCACGTGCCCGTTCTTGATCCTTGATATAAGATTGGGGCCGAGACCAGCCTTTACAGCGATGTCGCCTTGGTTTTCCGCAAATCCATTATCAATCAGCCACTCGATGGCATCCATGAAAAGCTCATTTTTCGTCTTCATTTTAGCACAAATAACCACGTTTAATCTTAAATAACCTTAAATTTAACCACAAATCACCACGTTTTAGCACGCGGTTTCATTTTAAGTTTGTATATTTGCACCCGAAAGTAAGTAAGTAAACAAACAACGAGGCAAGAAAATAGCCGTCAGACGGGAGGCCGTCTTTTCACAAGCGGATAACCGCCAATTTGCGAACACTTTGCGAGGGTGTCGGATTGCAAATATACGGCTTTTTCTGCCAAGTTGTAACAAAGTAAGTAAACTATTAAGTAAAATTAAGAAACGTATGGTTAAGGAAAAAGTAGGAAGAGACGACTGGAAGCAGCTGAAAGTTGGCGAGACTGGCGTGTTCACATTGCCTGACGAAAGGGCGATTGAGTGTGCACGTGTTGCTGCTCAGGATGTGAAGAAGTACGACCATTATGA